TTACCCGCCGCTTGTTGGTTTTGCTTATGCCCTAATTCAATAGGCGGGAATACAAAGGCGGGGGTGAAATTATGGCTGAACAAAAGAATAGAGGCGGTAGATATTGTCCGGCCGCTTTTTATACCATATGGGAAGCTTGCGACAAGTTGGGAGTACCAAAAGCAACGGTAAAACACTATACAGACAAAGGCGATTTTGAAGATTTGTTGCCTGACATATACCATAAAATTATTCGAGTTGGAGATTCGTACTTAATGCCAAAAGGCTTTTTTGATAAATACTTAAAGCATGGTTTGTATTGGGTAAATTCAAATAAAAATAAAACAGCAGGCAGACCAGCAAAATGGGTAGAAGGGGAATATAAGGAATTTAGGCTTAAAATACCTAATGAACTGGGCGAGAGAATTAATTATGCAGTAAAAACAGCAAATAGCATGTCTGCTGGTGTTCAAATGTCAAAGAATGACACTATTTTGCTATTCATAGAAGAAGGCTTACAGAGAAGGCCGGAATTAGATTTAAAAAATAAATAAAAAATATGCGGTGAATGTCAAACAAAGTAGGTGATTCCATGAAAACAAAAGTATTCGTTTCGCACCCATACGCTAATAATCCGGTTTTAAACCGTAAAAAAGTAAATAAAATATGCAAAGACCTTGTCAAGCAGGGTTTTATTCCAATTAGTCCTTTACATTTGTTCTCATTCTATGACGAGGACACCGATAGGGAGGAAATACTGCAAATTTGCTATAGATTAATAGATATTTGCGACATTGTATATATATACGGTTGGAGTGATGGCTGCACAAAAGAGCATGGTTATGCTGTATTAACAGGGAAGCCATTTGAGGTGAAAGCATGAAAGAAAAAGTTAAAAAGATTATTACAAAACAACCGACCAATTTGATTGACATTTCTAACCAGCTTGAATGCGGAATGAAAGAAGTAGTTGAAGCAATAGAGAATGGTTATTAAGTTAAGCTTATATGAGAATAGCGATTGCAACGCAACAAGGGCGGTATCTCCACCGCCTTTTCTCATGTATTAATATAGATTCCCTCCTAAAATGGCACAATGGGCGTGGTTTACCTCCTCCCACGTCCTTTGTTGTGTCAAAAAGAAGGTGATTTGATGGACAACAAGGCTTTACAGTTGATTTTAAACAACATTGAAATCATAGTTGATACACGAGAGGACCAAAATTTTCATGTGATGGACTTTCTGATTAAAAACAAAATACCATACACCATAGAAAAACTTGATACTGGAGATTATAGCTGTATTGTTAATCCTGTAAAGGAAATTGGTTTTGCCGGGGCTGATTTTACAGATGCAATTGCAATTGAGAGGAAAAGCGGCTTAGTGGAGTTGGCAGGCAATCTGTCACAAGAAAGAGAACGTTTTGAGAGAGAACTTCAAAGGGCAAAAGACAGTAACATGGAATTTACTCTTTTAGTGGAGGACGGCAGTTTTCAAGATATTATCAAGCATAAATATAGGACTAATTTGAACGAAAAATCATATATTGCAAGTCTTTTGACGTTTAAATATAGGTATGGAATTTCAATAGAGTTCATACCGAAGGAATATGCTGGAGCTTGGATTTACAGGCATTTCTACTATTACGTTAGAAATGTTTTTAAAGAATGAAAGAAAGGGTGGGTAAAAATGTTTGAAGTAACAGACCGACTATACGTCGGCTCACTTGACGATTTGCGAAACTTCTTATTCCTTGAAAATCCAGAGGACTTTTATATTTTATATTGCGCAAAAGACCCATGTCACAAAAACCTCGTTGGTTATGAAGGAAAATCATGCCCTAAAGACCATCCAGAGTATTTAGTTGCAAGACGAGGCAATCAAATGGCTCTAAATATGGTTGATGCGCCAAGCCCAAAATTCTTCTCAAAAGAAATGATAACGGCAGGATTAGACTTCATGGAGGAAGGCTATAACAAAGGTTTAAAAGTGCTTGTTACCTGCAACCAAGGTGTAAGTAGAAGCCCGTCGATGGCTTTTCTGTTTATGGCTACAAGGTTAAAAGAGTTATTTGAGTATTTTGGGGATAGCATTAGAATGTTTAAACAATTATATCCCAATTATATGCCGGGTGACGGTATTTACGCTCATATGTTGGAGAATTGGGATTGGTATATGAGTTATAGCGACGTGAAATTCAATCCAGCGGAGGATGATATATGTCCTTATTGTGGTTGCAAAGAATTGGATTATGATGTTTTGCATTATGATGATGGCGCAATACACGATATTATTGATTGTCCTAAATGCAAGAAAAGATTATGGGAAGAAGATTAAAAATTGAAAGGCGGGTTAAAAATAAATGAAAAAGAAGCTGAATATGTACCACAAGAAATTGAAATTAAAATTCAAAAATAGACAAATAACAGAGCTTTAGGCTCTTTTTTTATTGGAGTTGATGGCTATGGCTGAAAAGAAATCGACAACGAAAAAAACTACAAAGAAAACGACTAAACCGACAACTAAAAAAGTGCTAAAACCGGAAGTAGTTGAAACGCCTAAAAGCCTTATCAATCCTCTTATGAACCCTAATACAATGATTACGCCGACACAAGAGGTTGAGGAAAAACTTACTTTAATGCAGGACATTGATTCGATTACTACACTGAATAAACAATTATTGGCAGCTAAAAGAGAAAAAACACAGTTACAGATACAAAACAGGGCATTAGATGAAGCTAACAGGACAATGGACGCCATGGTTCAAATAATGGACGTTTTGCTTGATGAAAGCGTAATGAACAAAGTAAAAAGCAATATTGAAACGGCAAGAGATGTTAAGGAATTGGCAGTTGCTTATGGGATTATGGCAGATAAATTGAAAGAATTACAAGGTGATAATGTTCTTGAAGATATGGGAAGTAAAAAGCGAATGAAAATATCCGTTGCCTTCCAAAATGACAGTGGCGAAAAAGCTGGCGTACAGGTTGAAGTGTAGGTGGTTTTATGGCTAAAGAAAAGGTGTCAAAGACCCGTATAGAACGGTTAAATGAAAAATATATAGAAGAAATAAGGCACAGTTCAGCCGATAGAGTGGGAATTTGCGAGACATGCGGTCAACCATTTGAACAGGTATGGAGGCCCCAACAGGAACAATATACCACTTTTAAAAATTGCGGTTTATGCAGAGCTTTAAATGCCCGTGGTGAAATGAAAACCGTGTTGTCATATACTCCACACCCAAAACAACAATTAGTACATGATAGCCCGGCAAGATTCAAGGTTATGTCGGCAGGCATACGTTTTGGAAAAGACCGTTGCTCAATCATGGAAGGAATAAAAGCCTTTGGAGCAATGCTAAACGAAGAACGTGGGGACGATATGGTTCCTAAAGTATTATGGTGGATTTTGGCTCCCACACTCAGGATTGCGAGGCAAAACTGGCGTGAGTTAAGAGCTTTTCTACCGAGAGAATGGGTTACAAATGTATCGTTTTCAAATTTAACTGTCGAAACAATTAACGGTGGCATAATAGAAGTCCATAGTGCTGATGACCCGGAAAGCCTTGTTGCTGTACCTTTGGATATAGTAACTATAACAGAAGCAGCAAGGATTAGAGATTTAGAAACAGTTTGGGATAACATAGAAGGTCGTTTAAATTCCCCGGGGCGTGGTCCCAATGGTACAGGCGGTATAGCAATAATAAATTCTTCCCCAAGAGGGAGGAACTATTTTTATAAAATGTATTGTTGGGGACAGAAAAACCATGGCGACTATGACCCTCTGTGGGAGTCATGGATATTTGAAACATGGGATAATCCTTATATGGCAGTTCGTGGGGAGCAAATGCAGAAGAACGGCAGGACGTATAAAGAGAACCTTCAAAGACGTATGTCTAAAAGGAAATATGAACAGGATTATCTTGGCCGTTTCTTGGCAGAAGCAAATAGCATGTTCCCTGATTTTGAAAAGAATTGTATTGTAAAGCCTCATGATGATTTATTTGGTAGTGATTTAACAGCTTTTCTAAAAGAATGGGAAGCTGTAGACCCATATGAAACATATACTATTGGATATGACCCTGCAAAGATGGTTGACAGAGCTCCTATATTAGTCAGAAATAGTAAAGGC